ACTTCTTTTTTTTCTTTTTAAGTCTTTTGAAATCGAAATGTACTCGTCTTTAATTTGCTGTCTTAAGTAAGCTACCTGCGCCCAACTGGATCGGATATCTTGCCGTAGATCCAATATTTCTTGCTCAACATATAATTTAGTAATGTTGACCCCGTGATTTGCATTGTGTTCCATAATAGAACCTCCGTATAAAAGATAACTATATATTACCATAGAGTAAGACGCTAAGGCAAGCCCTAATGTCTTACTTTGTGTCTTACTTTTGTGAGGTGTAGGGCAATCTAAGTTGAGAAATCCAAAAAAAATTGTGTTGGTGATTGCCCTGAATGTTGTGATATTACAGAAAGGGGGTTACTGTAATACATACATCATACCATACGTCATATTTGTTCCGCAACACATAACCAATATTCCTATTTCATAACAGGGTTCCATATATACAGGTTGATAAGTGTATTAATATTTTGTAATATAAAATTATGATTGATATCCCCCAAAATACCCCAGCGTCGCGCATGGACGATGAAAAACATGCTGCACCAAAAGTTTATTCGAGACATTACATAACTAAATACGGCAAAAAGAAAATGTCGTTTTTTGCGCCACAAGAACTATTAAACGAGCTCAAAAAATCTGCGAAAAAACGTAATATGACGACTTCTCAGCAAATTAGAGACTCTATCCAGTTGTATTTACACGTGTGTGCGCAACAGGAAAAAGAACACACTTAAAAATAAACATTGACATACATGGAGTAATACATATAAAATTCCCTATATATGGGAATAGTTACCGATGGGAGCGGGATTGCTATACCTACAAGACAATTAACACCAAACAAAGGCCAGTTAGTTGAAAAGTATGGTGAAGAGTTGGCCGCCAACCCGAGATATATTTCTAAAGTTCGATTTGAATTACTAAAACAAAGTATTCAAAAAGAAAATTTAAACAGCGTGTACCCGCTTGTTGTCTATCCGCATAAAAAAAAATATGTAGTGTTGTCTGGGAATAGCAGACTAAAAGCCTTTGAGGCCCTTAATATTAAAGAGGTCTTTTGCATTATATTAGACGAAGGATCTACGTTAGATGATATAAAACGTACAATTTTAGTAGGTAATACACACCACGGAGAATGGGATCATGATATGTTAGCCAATACTTATGATTCTTCTGATTTGTTAATATGTGGTTACAACGTACCCCTTTTGCAAGAAGAAGAGTTAGAGGATAAAAACAGTGCCGTAAATCCTGAACAAAAAGAGGGAACAGACTATACCGTTACAATAAAGACCAAAGACAATCCAAGTGTGGATTTTATCGATATTATAAACATTTTAGAAAGCAACAACGTAGTATATAAAAAAAAATGAAGCAAAATAAACCAAGTTTAAAAATGCACAAAATGTACACTATAGGGATTTATGTATAACACGCAAAAGTTGTTGAAACAGATAATAGCCACAATAGAAAAAAAAGAACTGCTTTTTATACAAGACGTATGCGCTGAACTAAACCTAGCTAGGGTCACGTTTTATAAACATTTTCCTATAGATAGCGAAGATTACCAAACTATTGGCATTGCATTAAACAAAAATAAAAGCCATACGAAAAAAACGTTACGTAACGTGTTTCGTTCTACGTTAGCAAGCCCTGCGGAACGGATGTTTTTGTATAAGTTGCTTGCTTGTGAGGATGAAAAACAGCAAATTAATCCAGTGCAAGAAATAAAACAAATAGACCCACCAAAACATGAAATTATTTTAGTAGAGGAGAAAAAATAAACATGTCTGAACAAATAAACCAGTTAATACGATTAGCTAATATATTAGAGGAATCTGGGCACATAGCATTTGCGAATGCTAGTGTAACAGACAAAAAAAAACTTCAAACGTTTGCCGAAGTGGTACAAACACAAATGAAAAAAGAAAGGTTAATACAACTAGAAAAAGAAAAAAATACGTTAGTTGAAGAAATATCTAAGCTCAAATGATACAAGACCTGTGGGATTTATTTATTATGTTGTGCCAAGGTAGCGTTATAACGGCTTTCTTTTGCGCAAATGTAATCATAGCTTTTAGAGTAGCATTTTTTTTTAAGTCATTTAAAGATCCATTAGAAGCCATAAAAAAACAACGTAACATTAGTGATGTAATAGCCGAACAACAGGAGATTGAAGATATTGGGCTATGAAAATAAAGCTAAACGATAAGCAATCACAAGTTTTTCGAGCTATATTTGATGAAAATATGAAAATCAAGCCTGATTGTCCGACAGAGGTTGCTTATTTTGGTGCATTTCGATGCGGAAAATCTTTAGTGATGATGATGGTTGCTTATTATATATGCAGACAATATCCAAACACCAATTGGTTGTTTTGTAGGGGTACGTACCCTGAACTAAAAGACTCCGTAATTCCACAGTTTATTGAGTTGTTTCCACCAGATGACTACGGTTATGAATACAAGCAATCGGATCGCGTCGCTAAGTTTGATAACAATAGCGTTATTAATTTTAGAGCGTTCGATAGAGATACGAAAATACTATCTAACGAATATTCAGGCGCAACACTGTGTCAGGCAGAAGAAATACCAGAGCCGTTGTTTTTAATGATTTTAGGGCGGTTGTCAGGTAGCAGTTTACCCAAACCTCTGTTATTTTGTGAAGGAAACCCAGCTGATACATGGGCTAAAGAACGATATATAGAAAACAAACCAGATCATGTGTTGTTTATTGAGGGCACAACGTTCGATAATGCAGACAACTTACCTAAAAATTACATAGAAAACTTAAAGCTGAACTATCCAGCTGACTACATTGACCGTTATTTATACGGCGGTTGGAATCGCACGTCAGATCGTGTATACACAGCTATAGCAGACCATCACTTAATACCACGACTAAAGCTAGAGAAACACTGGTACAAATGTATTGGCCTAGATCATGGCACCATTAATGACACAAGTTTAGTGTGGTTATGTAAATCTGAATATGGTTCTGTGTATGTGTATGACGAGTGGCACCAGAAACAGGCCTCTATTAACGACATTGTGCAAGCGGCCAAAAGGTATGGCAACATTCCAATCATTGCGGATTACTCTATGAAAACACCGGATCGCGATTATGGTTCATGGTGGAACGATTTAAAGGCAAGGGGGTTACGTTTAATTGAGGCTAGAAAGGATAAGAAGGCAAATATTTTACTGGTCAATCAAATGTTTCACCAAAACGAACTATATATGTTTGATAGTGTAAAATACGTATGGGACCAACATAAAAAATATCGGTATAAGCCTGTCGGATTGAATGAAAAAGAAAATCGGTCGGAAGACGTCATTAAAAAAGATGACCACTCGGTAGACGCACTCCAATACGCTATACGGCATTTGCAAGATATAAATGTAACGGCGCATGCAGACATATTCAACGTTACAAAAAAGCCATCACTTAAAGACTACGCAGAAGGTAAAGTATTTGTAGAAGAGGAGGTAGTTTTTTAAGCAAATTGGCGTGTATATGAGTTATAATAATAAACAAGGAAGAGCGAATGGATAATCACGATTTTATGGTTGCTACTAACCAATTGAAGGTAGATTTAAAAAAAGAATTAACATCTGTACAAAAAAGCATTTCTGATCGCATTGATCAGGCAGTAGATAACGCCATATCTCGAAAATTAGAGTGGTCAGTAAACACGCAGTTAAGTGCATTAAAAAAAATTGAATCCGACAAACCATTAGGATTGGAACAATTGACTAAGCGGTATAGTGATTTATACGGACAAATAGAGCAACTAAAACTAAAACGGGACGAGGGTTTGTTGTACGACCAGATGATGCACATCCAAAATCGATTTGATGAAATGAACTCAGATTTTCTATGGATTAAGAGGACACTAAACCAGTTAATTGCAGATAAATTAGTAGAAACAGATATCGATTCGGAAGAACTACAAAAATTGTACGCTATGAGCCAATTATCGCCAGAGGCAGCCGCTAAGCATATAAATTTATCAAAAGATCAAATGTACAGAATCCTTAGGGGAGACAAGTCAAAGAGTGCCATTATGGAGCGGCACCAGTTAAAACAGTTGTTTTTAAAAGCAATTGCCAATATAGAGCAGAATGCCGATATATAGTTTTAAGTGCCGGTCGTGCAATCATGTTCAAGACGCTTTTTTTGGTATGAACGACAAAAAAATAGTAAATTGCAAAAACTGCAACGCGACAAACATGGAACGCTATTATGGTGGCCAGCGAATTGCCATTCAAGGGTTTACTACGTATGTAGACCCACGCGGCACAGGTCAAATGCTAACAGAGAAAGACATTAAAAGAATTGAAAGGGATGAAGGGTTGGTATACATATCTCATAACGACCATGACAAAGAAATTGCAAAAAATAAGCGTAATATAAAAAAAGAAGATGAGGCTAGAGTCGAAAAGGCCGCAGAAAAAATGGCGGGCGATTTGTACCACAAATGGAATGCGTAATGGATGTAGGCGAACAAACAATAGAAGTAATGTATGAATATGGGTTAATTGGCTATACCGATAAGGTGTTAGCCAAAATTAGTATGCAAGATACTCTTTATGTGTTTTGGCTTATATTGTTGTGCGTGTGTGCAAGTTGTGCCTACGTACAGTACAAATTAAAAAATAAAAAAACGAGCAGCAGAAAGTTTCCAAACAGAAAAATAGCTAAAGACTTTGATGGTAGTGCTAGAATAATAACAAATAAAGGATACACGCAATTCAAAGACGTGCGGTTAAAATTAGATAATTTAAATATACCGCGTGACCCCAACGGCGTTCCGTATACACTAAATAAAAAGTTAAATCCGTTTTTAGATTATGATTTGATGGAAGCAGAAAAAAAATCTGGCGCTAAATATCATTATGTTCGCAAACCCAGAGGTATAACGGCACGTCGCAAAGGTACAAGCCAATCTCGCATATCCGGACAGGAGAAGTTGAATGGCTAAAGTTATTAAGTTTAAAAGTATCACTTGGTTTGGGATTATTGGCATTAACTTGTTTGGTCGATGGATTTTAGTACATGACATAAAAGATCGTCGCGCATTAAACCATGAGTTTATTCACACGGAGCAATGGCGCGAACTAGGTATATTTGGGTTTATGTATACGTACTATACAGAGTTCTTTGTAAATCTGTGGAAATATAGAAATTTCAAAAAAGCCTACAAAATGATCACATTAGAAATTGAAGCATACGAAAACGACCACAACGAACATTATTTAAAAACAAGGAAAAAAAGACAGTTTGAAATGTATATAAAATGTAAAAAGGAGTGTAAAAAATGCCGTTGCAATACAACAAAAGTAAAAAATCATTAGGTTATAACATAAAAAAAGAGGTGAAATCAGGTAAACCAATAAAACAAGCAATAGCAATCGCAAAAAAAATACAAAAAAAAGGAGCAAAATAATGGCAAAGAAAAAAAAAGATGCATTAACAATTAAAAATAGATTGTTGGTTGATGGAAAAATACAAACGCAAGAAGGTTTAGCAATATTATTGATTGTTTTAGCCAATTTTTTTCCTACTGTGGTAGCGGAAAACTTGGTGTTAGTGGCAGGTAGCGTTTGGGCTTTATACAAGTTTTATGCAACTGATAATTAATAGACATGCGGTGGATTATTACGACCTTAGTGGGATTAGTTTTTATTTTTATTCGCTGTCGAAAAAAGGCGTGCAATTCGAGGCTGAATGCGACGTCGATGAGGTGGAAATAGTATACGATTGGACAGATGGCAATATGATCACAACTGATTATATGTTTATTAGCTTAAACTGATATGTTTAATTTATTAGGAAATGTCATTGGCGCTGTATCTGGTTTTGTCGAAAAAGATCAAGCAATTAAAGAGATAAAAGAAAAGTCGAAACGCAACATTGCACAGGCACAAGCAGACTTAGCACTTGCAAAACTTACTGCTAAAACACAAAGTGCAAAACGACAATCTGAAAACGACCACAATTACGATATGCAAGTTTTAAAAAACAGAAAAGAAACTGTCATGGACGAAGTTATAATATTGGGATTCGTTATTATATTAATTTTGACGTTTATTCCTTCCATGCAAGATACAATGAAGCAAGGATGGGACGCATTGATGGATACACCGTGGTGGTTTGAATTTGGCATAGTCGGCATATTAGTCTCGACGCTCGGCCTTAAAGACGTGTTACGCATTTTTATGGGAGGGTCAATTCAAAAGCTAAAAAAAAAACAACAAATACAGAAGTAGAACATAAGTATCGTCTAAAAATAGAAAATAAAGCAGATAATGCCATTACTGGGCACTTAATATTAGATAACGAAAAATGGCCGTGTATAAGCGGGAAATGGGGCAATGGTGCGTTACCTTTTGGCAAATACAAAATAAACAAATGTTATTTTTTAAAAAAAGTAAAAGGAAAAACAGAGCCATACCAGAAAGAAGGGGAACCGTGGGTAGCACCATTAATTGCACAGTTTGAAACAGATAGAACTGGGTTGCTAATCCACCCAGACGGCAACAAAAAAGGGACAAGGGGTTGCATCGGCATTTCAGTAAACGACTTATCCTGCAAAAAGAAAATAGACGAAATATTGAGCAAAGAAGGTGAATTCACACTTGTGGTATAATCGTTGCGTGTGTTGAGCTATATTGGGTACCCGCTCCGTAAAACGATGGGACGCTCTTCTAGGGTACCCAATACATATTACTGTATGGTATACTTTAGATGGGTATCCACTCTCTTTTATGTATAGTGCGGTTTTTGTTCATGATTATACGGGTACCCACAAAAAACAATACGTGCGTCAATATTTGTGTGGATAACTAATTGATTGCTGTGATATAAGGAGGGATAGGGTCTGCAGGGGCTACCCCACCAGACTCCAAAGATGATTCTTCCAAAGGACTTTGGATCTGATCTGGCGGTATGGCTAGCCCCAAGCTTGCTAATAATTCATCAACGACCAATTGTTGTTGCGCCACACCTAGAGAGCTAATAAGCTCAATTAAGTCTTTACCCGAAAAATTAATTTTTTGAATCAAGTCTTCTACTTCAGGTTCAGGTGGCGGCATTTGTTCTAAGCGTTCTTGCTCATCTTCCATCTCTTTGATAATTGCACGGTAGTTTGGGAAATCAAGGTTACGTAAAATCAGCTCTTTGACTTTAATGTTGTTTACGTCACCGAACACACCCTGTTGTGCTAATTGTATTGTAGTGTTAGCCAATGCCGATTGCGAGCGTGGTAGTGATGATCCTGCGCTCACTTCTATTTCATATTCACCCAGTGATAAGTCTCCTTTGATGACTTGTACTGCTTGTATAACAGAATCGTCACCGTCTCTGACTTCTCGTAACATTTGTATTTCTGGTGATTGATTTTCGTCTACACCAATCTGCACAAAGTCTTGACCACTCGATAAGCGTATAATTCTAGGTTGGTTGTAATATAATTGAATTAGTTTGATAGCTTTATTAGATAAGTCGATCAAGTAGTTTTTAAAATTACGCTGTATTTCTCGGATCGAGGTCATTGGTGATTCGACTAACTCGTTAACCATTTTACCGCTGTTAACACCTGTAGGACGTTCCCCACTTAACATAATTTCATTAATACGTGCTAATTTTAGTGCGTCACGTTTTAATTGCTCTATGTTTTGTTGCACAATTTGAATGTCTTGAACTAGTTTATTTGTCACTAACACTGGTGGCGCGGCACTAGACCCAGGTCTTGCAGTGACAATATCAAAATTCTTTTTTAAATCGTTATGGTCAACAGAGTCTTGTTGTATAAACAAAAACGATTTGTATTTGTTTATCAATAATCTTAACTTGTAATAATTAACGTTTATTTCGTCTTGTATGTGCTGTAAATCACTTACGAGAGAATGCCCAAAAAGCTTATCAGAAGGTGTTGGACTAAACAGCGCAAAGGGAAAACCAAACGGATAATCAATGGGTCTATCTTCTAATATTTCTTTGCCTGAGTAGATGATTACACGCCCATTTGGGTATTTAAATCGTTCAGCTGTTTTTATGTCTTTAATCGATTCGTTATCGTCATCTAACGGCACCAGT